TATTGTGCCAAAGTCATAAACATCAGCATCGTATTCTTGAGCAACAATATCTACTTCATCGTTATTTTTTAGATTCATTGATTGAACTCTGAATCTTTTTCCAGCGTTACTGTTTAAAGTTTCAAAGCCTAATGATGCAAGTTTTACAAAAATAACATCACCGACTTCTGCTCTTAATCCAACAATGGTAGTTGTAAATTTAAGCACCATGCTTTGTCTTGATTGCTTCATGTTAATAGTTGCAATCATTCTCGCCCTTTCTTTATCTGTGGTAAAAGGCAGTTCAATGGCTCTTTCTAAAACTAAGTTATTATCAGCAGTTCTAAAAGTTCCGCTTTCTATAACCGCAAAATCACCTTGAAAATCTCTTTCTTTATTAAAGAATCCAGCACGAACTCTGTTAGCTTTAAAATCTTTACTACCCAAAGAAACATCATAGTTGCCAACAATATTATCTTCATCAAATGTTTGTACTGCTGTTCCAGCAGCATCAATGATTAATTTATATTTACCGCCTGTAAAAATTAACGATCCACGACATGAAGAAAGAATCTTTTGCACATTCTCAAAAGCTGTAGCGTTAGTGTCTAAGTAACCATTGCAAGTGTATTGGGGTACAAGTTCACCACCCAAAGTCACCATAGTGTCGCAAGTATTAGCAGCAGTTGTGAAAGAAGTGGTATTGATATCGTTGATAGATATTCCTCTGCCATAAGTAGTGTTAGTTAAATAATCTAATAATACATTCGCTGGATTATTACTGTATCTAGTTACGAATTGATTTCCAGCAACCCAAGTATTTGAACCAGCATCTACCGAATAAACAAACCTTCTATCTTGAACTCTTTTACCTTTGATGTCGCAAGTGATTTGTGGAATATTTCTAAATACATCTTGATCAGCTTCTAGTCTTACATAGAGATAAGCAAGACCAGATAATTTATCTGATGCAGTCCATTTACCGCCTGATTCGTTAATTAAATCTTGATCTGCTGCTTGATCCGATCTGCCTAAATGTTTATTGACTCTGACTACATTTTTAAATTTTTGTTTGATATCACCAGCCATAACATAACCAATATTGGCTTCTACTGTGCTTACAGTTTGTGTGAAAGTTCTAGTTTCAGTTTCAAATATTGGTTCATCGTTCAAATAAACTTGTTCTACTGATTCTATTTCTCCTTCACATAAAAGTAAGACGATGTGCAGATATTCATTGTTATCACCAGTCACTTGATAATAAATTGGAGTACCACCTATTCTTCGTTCTCCATAAATAACTGGAATAGGTGCTGTGTTTGATGGTGTATTTGATAAAGCCTTTGCACCAGTTGATTCTAGTGTTGATGGTAAAGGCTGCATTGCCTTACCTATGTAGTTATAGGTTGCATAAGTTCCGACAACAATAGCTGTAACACCAATTGCAAATGCAGCAGTAGTTCCAGCAGCTACCGCACCTAAAGTTAAAGATGAACCAATAGCTGCAATAGCATAAGCAGCTTGTGGCATAGCAAACAAAGTAGGTGCAACCAAAGCAGCTAAAATAAGAAAAATGTATTTTAAATATTTCATTGTTTGAATCTATAAGCTACATCAAAAGTTTTTAAGTCCGATATCGGCAAAGGTGCAGTACCTATTTGTTCATCTACTGATACACATTTGTTATTGATAACAATGTGAGCCATTTCGTATATTTTATCTTTTTTAATTAAGATATCACCGACTCTTACATCATAAACTGATATTTGTTCTAAGCCTTCATCTTGCAAAACTTCACTAGGTCTTTTGCCATATTTCTTTTGAAACCTAATAGCACCAAATTTATTTTTGTATTTACCTTTAAAAACTTCTAGCCAGTTTGTGCCTTTTACATGATCAACATAACCAGCAAGAAAAGTATTACAATCGTTAGTACCCCATTCAAAAGGCTTACCCATTTTTTCTTCGACATATTCATTCAATATATTTATGTTCATCGTATTGCTTTGAATGGCACATCTATCTTCATTCCAGAACCGCCTTTAGAAGCAGTTGATGTAGCCTTCTTTGGTCTAGTAATAGAAATCTGATTACCACCACCAGAAGCAGTAGAACTAGCTGCTACAGACGATGTTATGGTGTAAGTATTCGCATCAGGAACAGAAGCTACAGTTTGTTCGCCACCTATCAGATCACCTGTCAAACCACCGACATCTTGCAGACCGCTTATGAAAACTTTATCGTTAGTTGCTAATCCATGTGCGACATCGTTGATAGTAACAGTTGTCGAAGATGCAGTTGTTTCTATGACATTGTTAGCTGGTGTTGCAGAATCTATAGTGATGCTTGTGCCACCACCTCTGCCAGATGAAGTTGCATTTGATGTGACCTGTATCACAACTCTATTATTATCTGGAACTGCATAGACATCGTGTTGTTTATTTAATTCTGAAGTGCCTATGCCATTGGTAGCTGTAGCATTTGCAATAGTAATTTTACTGCTCGTTGATAAACCATGTTCTTGATAATCAACAATGATTTGATTTGAACCAGAAACAGTAGTTAAGGGTTCTATGGTTGGAGTTACAGTTTGTTGTACTTCAGCAGTAATAGTATCTTTGGTAGCTGATTTAACTTTGGATAAAAGACTGCCATCAAAAACAAAACCACCAGCGTCAGCAGCGTTGGAATCTAATATTACTAAATCTCCTACATCAACAAAATTATTAGCGTTTATAGTTATATCTGCTGAACCAGATGTAGTTTCAATCAATACTGGTGGAACTGGTAAATCATTAACAGTCACTTCATTGCCACCAAAGAGATCAGTATGATCTGCTGTAATCGTTGCATCATCTGGAAGGTTAGTTGCAAAACCTTGCCCATCTGCATCTACAGTTTCTACTGTAAATTCTTTATTTACTATTGGTTGTATCACATCGCCATTATCAAAAATCGTTGTAGGAACTCCATCAACTATCACTTTTTCATTAACACCAAAAGTTGCTCCACCATATCTAAAATACAATCTCCTAGCTGCTGATATTGTTTCAATAGTAAGAGTTGGATTAGTAGGTTGATCACCTTCTAAGAAAGTTTGTGATCCAGCGTTTTCAGCGTGTTGAACTGAAGTAATACCAGATTGAGTTGCTACAAATGCACTACCTTTTGCTGAACCTTCAACACCCCAAGTTATATCTTTCAATATAACTGAAGCATATCTAAGACCAGTATCATCGGAAAAGAAAGTTTGTTGTGATTCTAAGTTTGTGTATCTACCATTAGTCTTTTCAAAATTAACAAATTGAGAAGAACAAGTAACAGATATGGCAGCAGTATTTGAATTATTATCTTCGCTAATAAGTGCATCATTAATTCTGCCAGCAAAGATTTGCAAAGGATCAGTCACTAAAGCATTAGATGAATTTAGAAATGCTTTAAAAATTTTTACTTCACGATCTAAATAATCTTCGCTTAATAAAATATTGCTATAAGTTTGCTCTACACCAGATAAAGTTATAGTGATTGATTCTATAGATAACTGATTCGATTCAGTTATATCTGAAAAAGATAAAAAGTGTCCTGTGGGATTGTAAGTATTTGAATCGTAAGTTATTGGTATGAAGCCATCAGAAAGATAAACAGTTCCAGAATCAAAAGCTACTTCTAAAAGATGAAATGGTCTATTTGCATCTTTTACTACTTCAGTTTGAAATCCACTTGTTGATCCTCTATCCATCGCATCTAAAATACTTCTGCAAGTTCAATTGAAAATCCATAAAGGCTAGAAGCATCAGTATTAAATGAAGTTAAATCAGTTGTGAAAGCTACAGTAAAAGGTACTGCTGATATTGTTAAAGTTTCATCGTTAGCAACTGCATTTACTAATGCTGGTGCAAAGTTAAGTGTTGCAGCACCGCTACCATCTGAATCCATGTCGTCTGTAGCCATATAAACCTTTGTATGCCCTGAGAACTTAAAAAAGTCACCAGCCTTCAAGATATCGCTAGTTGACGCTGTAAGACCATCTATGGCTGCACTAGACACACCTACTGCTAAAGCACCATTGACTACTGGTGATTCTGAACTTTGTCCTTGAGTAGTAGATATTACTGGTGGTGTGAAAGTAAAAGTATCAAACTGACCTTTTTGCTTCATAGAGAAAGCATACAAAGGTGCAAAGTTTGCTCTAGTCATTGGTGAATAATTAACAGACATCAACCATCTTTGAGTGCCTCTTGATCTAGTTTGTCTTTTTAAACTATTAGAAACAGAAACCAAAGTAGGTTCAAATGATCTCACTTGAACTGAATTTGGTGATGGTGATGTTGGAAATGATCCACTCATGATGCTGTAAACCCTCTCTTACCTCGTCTGTTAAATTGTTGTTCAATGATACCTGATATTGCTGGTGCATTTTCAGTTATCGCTTGCAATGTATCTTTAGAATCAAACGATTGAATCTGATAAGTAATGTTGACTGGTACACCGCCACCAGCCATGCCTAATTGATTGTTTGGTACTATTGTTCCTGTTCTACTAGGTACAAATAATTCAGCACCTTTTTCACCTACAATATATGGTCTGCCAGAAGATACTGTTCCACCATCTGCCATCATTGGCGTTTTACTACCGCCACCGCCAAATAAATTTGCAAAGAAACCGCCACCACTCTGACCACCAGTAAAGATAGCTGTGATTGCTTGTTGTACTGCTATTCTTATAAGTTGTTCAACAACAAAATCTGCAAAGTCTTTAAATTGTGCTTTACCTGTTTTAAGAGTATTTACTATTTGATCTTCAAATTTTTTCATAGTGCCAACAGCTAAATTTTGCAATGATTTATCTAAATCACCGATAGTTTGTTTATAGACTGCAAATGGGTTTTGTAAATCTGTTAAAGCTGCACCCTGACCGATAAGAGCGTTATTGTTAGCGTTCAATCCACCAGTTAGAGTATTAGTTGAATCAATTACGCCACCAACCATTTCTTTATAATTTTCTAAAGTTGATGATGCTACACCAAATGATTCTTGAACACCTTTTTTAAATTCAGCATTTTTAATATCCAATAAACTAAATTCTTCAGTTAAATTTGCAAATGGTTTTTGAATTCTGAGTCCAGCTTTTTCTACGCTTGTAGCTAAATCTGAAAACTTTAATACAGTAAGTTCAAGTACATCTAAGAGTTTTAATAGACCATCAAAAATAGCTGTAGCAAATTTTTCTCCTATTTTTTCTGCTCCACCGCCTTCTTTAATGAATGATTTGAAAGATTCACTTATCTGATTCACAAAACTTTGCAATATTGGTGTGAAAGCTACAAAGACATTATCTTTTAAATTATTAAGTTGAGTAGTAAGAATATTAAAACTATCGTTAAATGCTTCAACACCTCTAACAGATCGTTCTGATAGAGAAATACCCAATTCATTTAATCTTTCTGTTAGCTGACTAACTCCTTCGCTTCCAGAATTAATTACATTGAATAACTTGATACCTTCACGACCAAATAGATTTGCAAGTGCAGAATTTTTTTCTGCATTAGAACCTAGTGCTTGTATTCCATCAGCAACATCTAACAAAACTTCTTCAGTTCCTCGTAAGTTACCGCTTACATCTCTAAGTTCTACTCCTAAATCTTTGAATATATCAGCTTGAGTTTTTAGACCTCTACCAGCTTCACCAATGTTTCTACTGAATTTTTCTAGTGCTTTGTTTGCTCCTTCTACGCTAGAACCAGATTCTTCAGCAGCTATTTGAAATGCTTGTAAAAAATTGACCGATACACCTGTCCGACTGGCAGTTTTACCTAGTGCATCTATGAATTGAAACGATCCTTTTAAAGCTACAGCAATTGCAGTAGCAATACCAGCAAAGGCAAGACTAACACCGCCCAATGCTTTTAATGATGTTTTTGCTGCTTTACCTATACCAGCTAAACCAGCTTTTGCTTTGTTAAAAGTTTTTGAGAACTTATCTACAGTTCCAATAACAATGCTTAATTTTCCTAGCTTACCCATCTCTTTTTTCTAAATCGTTTCTTTTTTTAATATAGGCATACCACATTGTTAGTTCATCAATAGTCATTGATTCAATCTCGCTAAGTGTTTTTCCGAGTCTGTCAGCGAGTGCAAACTGTGCAAATAAATCAGACTCGGTTGCTATTTTCCCTCTGCTTGATCTGGTGTCATTGCACCAAGAATCTTACCAGCAACATCAGCAACAACACCGACATCTGCACGATTCATCAAAGTTTGTTTATCTGCTAATGAAAAAATCTTTTCTCCATCAGCATCTAAAGCCTTTGTAATGATTGCATAAACCATCACTTCAAGATCGCTATCGTTAGCCATTTTATATAGCTTCTTGCTTTCCTGAAGTGTTAAAGGTTTTGAATATATAACTAATGGTTCGCCTTCTGTTCCCCATTCTGCTACTTCAAAAGAAATAATCTCCTGTGCATCAAAATGAGCAACTACATTATCTATAGCACCCATCTATTAGAAAGTACCTATAGTTAAAGCTCCAGTTCCTTGAAAGCCAATAGTCATTTCAACTAAGCCATCGTGAGCAGCAGTTATAGTTTTTTCAGTTACAATACCGCTTCCAGACAATTTGTATGCTCCGCTTCCTGTTCCTTCTGGTCCAAGATTTAATGTAAATGAAGAACCGATTGTTAGTGAAACTTGTCCGCTACTATCAGTATCGTCAAAATATAAATCTACAGAACCCGAAAATTCAGTCAAAGTTGATTCAAAAGTTTTTGCTGAATCGCCCATAGCTGTAGATTCTGTAGTTTCGCCAGTTTGAGTTATTGAATAACTTCTAACTTCAGCGATATCATTAGAACCAGTTTGAACAACACCAGCTTTTCCAGTAAATACTGCCATTATTTATCCTCTGTTTTAGATTTTTTGCTTACAGACTCTCCTTCAAGAGTCCACCCATTTGCTTTTAGATTCTCCACATCTGCATCAAAAACTGTTACTTTTGACTTACCATCTGGAGAAACCATCACATTCTTATCCATATTGCTTACCTCATAAAGCTGAATCAGGAGCAGCTTCAGTAGTCAGATAAGAAATGTTAAATGTCATTTCCATGACTGCTAAAGGCTGATCTCCTTCACCATTATAATTGATTTCAGTTGATTCTAAAAAAGTATCTCTAGCTAAACTGTTATGAGTTACATCTGCTGCCATTGCAGCTTCTACTTCTTTAGCAATAGTGTCTATTGTATCGTCAAAATTGCTGATTGCTTTCACATACGCTTCCACAACTAACGATAGATTTCTTTGCAAGGTTCTTGTTGAACCCATCTCTAATAATTCACCAGCTTCAGACTTTGTGTAAATAATAATCGCTGGTAGATTGCTTTCTTCTAAATTAAATACTCTGGATTGAAAAACATTTGATCCAGTAGTAGTTAAGCCAGTCAAAGTTGTACCGACTCTTTCTCTTATTTGTTGTCTTATGTGATTTGCCATTATTGTTGCTCTAAGACTAAAGCTGTGATTCCTGTGCCATCAGGTTGCACACCAACAACATTGTATGTAGTTGCTGCTTTGTATTGTGTTCCTGATAGAGTTGTTTGTGCTGCAAAAGCTAATGTATCGCCATGACCAGCACTAGATACATCAGAAGTTTTGCAATAAGCAATGGGCTGAGAACCTTCTACATCTACAGATAGTCCACCCATTGCTAAAAATTCATCTTCTAAAATTACTTTGATTGTTGCTGGTGATCCACCAGATACAGTATAGGTGGCAGAA